CTCAAGGGCACCGGCCAAAGCTGCGGTGCCGACTCCTACACCTTCTCCCAGACCGGCGATTCGCTGAACCCGCCCGACACTCCGAACACCGATCCTTCCGACCCGAACGATCCCGGCTGCCCGCCCGGCTGGTCGTGGTCGGGGACTACCTGCGTTAAGACCCCGACCGATCCCACGGATCCAACCGACCCGACCACGCCGGGCGGTGACGGCGGCGGCGATGGCAATGGCGGTGGAAACAACAATGGCGGCGGCACCGGCAATGGCGGCGACGGCAGCGGGGGAGGGGACGGCAACGGCGGGGGCGATGGTAGCGGCGACGGTGACGGCAGCGGCACGGGCGGCGATGGCAACGGCACCTGCGACCCGGCGAAAGAGAACTGCTCCACCGGCCCCGAAGGCCCTGGCGGCGAACTCAAGGAGCCCACGCCCGGCACCTGGGATGACGCCATCGCCACCTGGGAAAAGAAGGTCGAGGACGCCAAGCAAGAACTCAAGACCAAGGTGAAGGCCAACGTCGACCAGATGAAGGGCGCCTTCGACCTCAACCTGGCGGAAGGCGGCGGGCAACTGCCCTGCGAGTCCATGACCATTTGGGGCAAGTCCTACTCCCTCTGTATCTCCGACTACGCCGGCCAACTCTCCAGCCTGCGCGTGGCGCTGCTGCTGATGGCCGCGCTGATCGCCGCCCTCATTCTGCTGAAGGACTGACCCTATGGAATGGCTCTCCGGTTTCCTCGATCAGATCATCGCCTTCTTCCAGTGGATCTGGGATTTCTTCGCCCAAGGCATCTATGACTTCGTGCGCGACGGACTGGTGGTCGCCACCAAGGCGTCGATGTACGCCGCGCTCCAGACCCTGATCCTGCTGATCGATGTCAGCTACACCGCCGCCCGCGAACTGATCGACAGCCTCGGCGTGCCGCAGATGATCCGCAGCATGTACGCCGCGCTACCGGGGCCGATTGCGGCGGGTCTGGCTTTCTTCGGCGTGCCGCAGGCGCTGAACATCATCATGGTCGCGGCGGCGACGCGCTTCTGCATGCGCTTCGTGCCGTTCATTGGGAGGTGATCCGTGTCGATCAAGATCCACCACGGCCCCAATGGCTCCTACAAGACCTCCGGCGCTATCCAGGATGACGCCGTGCCCGCGCTGAAAGACGGGCGGGTGATCATCACCAACGTGCGCGGCTTCACCCTGGAGCGGGCCTATCAGGTCTTTCCGGACCTGCCCAACACGGCGGAGATCATCAACCTCGATCTGGAGTCGCTGGAAGACCTCGAAAAGATGCGCACGTGGTTTCAGTGGGCGCCCCACGGGGCCTTCCTGATCTTCGACGAAACCCAACTGCTGTTTCCCAAGTCCTGGCGGGAAAAAGACCTCGAGCGCTTCGACTACCCCGGTGGACCGGAAGCGGCCCACGCGGCCGACCGCCCCATGGGCTGGCTCGACGCCTGGACCCGGCACCGGCATTTCAACTGGGACATTGTCCTCACCACGCCGAACATCTCCTACATCCGCGACGACATCCGCATGACCTGCGAGATGGCCTACAAGCATTCCAACCTCGCGGTGATCGGCATCCCTGGCCGCTACAAGGAGGCCCAGCATGACGCCCAACTCAACCGTCCGCCCGCCGATGGCACCATCATCGAATACAAGCGGATCCGAAAGCAGACCTTCGCCCTCTACCAGTCCACGGCCACCGGCAAGACCCAAGACACCAAGGCCGGCAAGAGTATGTTCCGGTCGCCTAAGCTGGTTCTTCTACTGGCATTGCTGGCCGGCACTATTGGCTTTGTCTGGTATATGGGGCCTCTGCGCACGATTGGCGGTCCGGCTGCTGCGACACCTGCCGACGCTCCTGGCGACCCTGCTCAAGCCCCTGCTGCGCCCGCTGCTGTGGCTGCTCCAACGCGTCCTGCTGCGAATAGCTTTCTTCCTCCTGGGCTTGTACCTGATGGGCCTGCTGCTGCGCCTGTTGATCTGAACGCCCATCCCTTCGCCGATCGGTGGATCTCCATCCTTGCCCACGCCTACCGCAAGTCGCGGGGCGATATCTACCTGTTCGCCCTGGAGGATCCCACGGGCCGGCGCTTGGAACTCACCAGTTGGCAACTGATCGGCTCCGGCTACCGGGTGACGCCCAAGGGCGAGTGCGTCGTAGAGCTTCGCTATGAGGACTGGAAACAGACCGTCACCTGTGCCGGGAGGCAGCCCGGCGCGGTGGCCAGCATCGTTCCGGCAGCGCCTGTTGCCGCCTCCGCAGACGCACCGGCCAGGGGCCAGTCGCCGCTGACCATCGTCCCCGATTCCGAATACGCCTCGCGGCCCTGGAGGCAGAAATGATCGATTGGGAATTTCTCGTCCCGGTGGCGATGGGCTGGGCGTTGCATCACTGGTGGTCGGTGATGACGGCGCTAGCGGCGGTAGGGGTGCCGCCATGAGGGGCGGGCCGCGCCGCCGGCCGGGAGCGCAAGGCATGAGCGATAGGCCGAAGGCGCGGCCGACGCCCCTGTAACACGTCTAACAACACACGCAGTGAAATGGACATTAATGGATAACGTTGGAGAATTCAGATGGCAAAGTTCAGTGATCAGCGTCGACTGCTAGTTCAACCAGACGGTCAAATCATCGAGTCACCGCGTGGCCGCCTTTTCATCGACGCCTACACGGCGAAAATGACCGACCTTTCCGGGGTGCGCGTTTTGCGCTGCGGCGTGGATACCGTCCGCCAGTTGTACAACGGGCTGATTCGCCCTGAAGTCATCGCGCTATTCGACTCCCAGGAACCTATCGTCGAGTTCGCCGGCTACGAGTGGTCCAAGGGGCGCATTGGGCGCGACTCCGGGTATCAGTTCCGACTGCAGAACGCAGACCTCGGCCTGATCCTGCTGATCAAGAATCACAATATGAAGCTGGAGAGCATCGGTTCTCATCTCAAGATTGAGGTTTCGCCGCATGCGATTGATGGCGTGGCCCCGAAGGCGCTCCAGGGACTCATGGATTCACTCGCGGCAGCGGTGATGACTCACTGCGAGCCCAACCAATGCGCCGTCCACATCGCTCTGGATGTACAGGGTTGGGCACCGAAAGAAAACATCGTGGATCGCATGTACTGCCGATCTAATCGGGTGCGCCAGATCAGCGGCATCGACCGCATCGAGTTCAACGGCAACGCCTCGGTCTACGGACGTGGTGAAACCTACATGTTCGGCTCGCCGACAGGCATCCAGCTGGCGGTCTACAACAAGTCGCTACAGGCCCGCGCTACCGACAAGCTCGACTACTGGAACGCCGTCTGGTCAACCCACAACGGCAATCCGTTTGATGACAGCGACGCAGCCTACAACCCCAAAGAGCCGGTCTGGCGTATCGAGTTTCGCTACCACCACACCATCATCAATCAGTTCGCTCAGGGCTCCGTAAAGGCATCTGGCGGCGTGATTGGCACCCGGACCTATGAAGGTATCTCCCAGCACCTCGATCACCTCTGGGTGTACGGCTGCGAGGCGTATCGGCTGCTCGGCCTGCGTACTCAGCATGACCCGTTCTGGACGCTGATCATGCAAGACGTGAAGGTCCAGGTGGAGGCCGATCCGCTCATTGAACGTGTCGAGTATCGGCGCTATCGCAAGACGGCCATGGGCTTCTCCGGCAAGAACTGCGAGATGTTCCTGGGCCAGTTCATCAGCCTCATTGCACGCGAGCGTATCCCCGCAAAAAAGGCGATTGAGTCCGCCTACAGCCTCGAATTCTGGCACGTGATCGAAGACCACTACTTAGCGAAGGGTTGGACTCGGAGGGACCTCGAAAAACACATCAAGAACCTGATCTCAGATCGCTATTTGCGAAGGGGATATGCCGTCTGATGGGCATCACCAAGCTCGATGATGGCCGGTGGTTCGTCGACGTCGAACCGATCAAGGGGAAGCGCTTCCGTAAGCGATTTAAGACCAAGGGCGAGGCTCAGCGCTTCGAAGCCACGGTGCGACAGAAGTGCATCGAGAACCCCGCATGGACGGCCAAGCCCAAGGACCGGCGGCGCCTCTCTGAGCTGGTTGATCGCTGGGCGGTGTTGCACGGCCACACGCTCGCGGACGGCGAGAACCGCAAACGCCTGCTGCACATGCTGGCAAAGGAACTGGGCGACCCGGTGGCCAGCCAACTGACGGCGCACCACTATGCCGAGTATCGCTCCCGACAGCTCGAGGCCGGCGCGAACGGGAAGACGCTAAACAACCGGCTGGGCTACCTGCGTGCGGTGTTCAACGAGCTGCTGCAACTGGGCGACATCGACTTCGCCAACCCGCTCCAGCGCGTCAAACCGCTCAAGCTCCAGGAACGCGAACTGACGTGGCTGAACGAGGCCCAGATCAGAACCCTGTTCGAAGCCATCAGGAACCGCTGCAAGACCCCGCACGTCGAGATGGTGGCTCGGGTATGCCTGTCCACGGGCGCCCGCTGGGGTGAGGCGGAATCGCTGGTCCCTGCCCGTGTACGTGCCGGTTGCGTGACCTTCGTGAACACCAAGTCGAAGCGGACGCGCTCAGTCCCCATCGATGGCGAGCTGGAAACCGCGTTGCAGCGGCACTTCCTGGAACACGGCCTGTTCTCCAACTGCCGGAACAGCTTCGACCAGACTATCAAGACCTGCATCGCCCTCCCCGCTGGCCAGGCGTCCCACGTGCTGCGGCATACCTTCGCAAGCCACTTCATGATGAACGGCGGGAATATCCTCACCCTGCAGAAGATCCTAGGCCACGGCTCGCTGACGATGACCATGCGCTATGCCCATCTGTCGCCGGACCATCTGCAGGATGCGGTGAGGCTCAACCCGATGCGGGGGCTAGACGCGCTCTGGCAATGAGTAGGTGACCTTATCGCCATTCACTTTCACGAAGCCCTGATCGCAGAGCTGCTTGTACACGGCTTCGGCCTCCGCGAGCTTGACGCCACTGGCCTTACCCAGCGTCGAATGGATCGTGTTGATCAGCTTCGCGATGGTTCTCGGCTTTGCGCCTTTGCGGCTGATAAGGTCATGCATCGCAACTTTCAGCTGGCCGGAGACTGGAGTCTTTGTCTTCTTCGGAGCGGGTTTGCTGGGTGCCGGATTGCTTGAGGGTGACTTGTTTCCACCGGCAGCGGTCGCGGCAATGGTCGCTTCGATTGCCGGAAGTGCTTTGAAGCAGGGCATCGCCTCGATGCTCTCAGAGCGCACGGCATAGATGCCCTTGCCCTTGAGGTGCTTCAGCAGCGGGTCGAAGCCTTTGTCACCGGAAATGATATGGAAGAACGAGGTTGGCTCTTCCAGGGCGAGACGGCCAAGGTAATACGCAATATGGAAATCCAGGGCATTGGTGCTCGAAGTCTCTAGCACGACGTATTCGCCCCGCTCTCCCATGCGCTGCATCGCGACGACTAGCTCAGTCGGGAGCTTCGAATTCTTGGGGCCAAGGAAGACCCGCAGGCGGAAGTGCGGCTCCTGAAGCAGCTCCAGGGATTTGACCGGGAGGTTCTCGTAGTCGATCAGAACGTAGTTCGTGCGCATCCTTGCATCCTGGGCATTCAAGCTCAGGGCATTGTGCGATAGCTCTGGCGGTAACGAAAGCTCAGCGCCTTCGACACTTCTTCGACA